AAGGCGATAAAGGAGTGCTGCTATATAAGCTTTATAACCCAGTTGATGGGTGGGATTACGTTGTGCATCTTTATTCTGGTTCAACAGAAGGTTTCCTAGAAAAAGATTTAAAATTAGCAGTGAAAACAATTGACAAAGTGAACATTGCATGGTAAAATTAACTCATAAGATAAAGAGAGGACGTAATTAAAATGACAAAACAAAATCCAGTATTAGAAACATTGAAGAAAATGAACACACCACAAGAGGAGGAAAAAGAAATGACTAACGAACAGCTACAAAACGAAATTTTAAAGGAACAATTAGAACAACTTAAAAACATGAAAGAGGATAGTAAAAAACCAAGTCTGACTGTTTATTTATTGCTAGCATTATTCTTAGGAGGAATTGGCGCACATGATTTCTATGTTGGAAAACCAGTAACAGGACTTATCAAACTGGTGTTTTGTTGGACAGGTATCCCTACAATTATTTCACTATTCAACATTATTGGTGCGTTGATGAACAAACAAAACTTTAAATAATAGGAGGATAAATACATGATGTTAGTAGACAAGCTGGTTTTAACAGTGAAAGACGAAGACGGTGTAATTATCAATAGGCATTTCAATGAAGTTTATGTAAAGATTGATCCAACTCAAATGATGATTGCAAACAAGAAGAAAACGATTGCTGTTTATAAGTTAGATGATATATTATATATGCAAACACAAGGACATCCAAGACAGTTTAGAATGTTCCAATGAGACACACCATCGAAAGTTTCATAGAGTTTATATTTTGCACTTGTGTATTAGCCATTGATGTGTTATACTATATTATATTCAAACGAGAGAGGACGTAAATAATGAAAAATATTGCAGAATTCAAAGGTGCTGAAAAGTTAGCAAGTAAACTGTTAGAAATATTCGCAGCACTTGCTGGCAATGGTAAAAGTTTTGACCCAATGATTGAAGGCGTTCATCAAGTTGTAGTTATTAAAGCAGAGGAACGGTTAAGCGCTAAGGGTAAAGAAATGAAAGAGATTAAAGTACGTAGCACAAACGATGGACGTGACGCTACTTTTTATGTCATGAAGTTTCGTAAACAAGATTGGAAAACGTGGGAAAAGATAGAGGTTGGGCAGCAGTTAATGATCACCCTAAAATACAATAATGGTTTTCCAAATGTAACCATCAATCAAAAAGGAGCAGTGATTGACGTATTACCTGAGAAACCAAATGAGGCACTAACAAAACAAACAATCTATATTTATGACATTGAAGTATTTAAAAAAGACAATTTATTTGTTTTCAGAGATTACTTCACTAAAGAATGGACAGTTATTCATAATGATTTGAAAGCTTTACGCAAGTTCTATCTAGCGAATAGAGATTCATTGTTTGTAGGCTATAATTCACACTCATATGATTCCAATGTCATGCGTGCATATTTACAAGGTAAAAACCCATTTCATGTGTCAAAAGCGATTATTGAAAGTGATGATAGAGCATTAGCATATAAAATGTTTGATACTAAGAAAACACCACTGTTTGGAATGGATTTGTATCAAGACAATAGAGGATTCAGCTTAAAAGAGCATAGCGCTTTCATGGGTATTAATATCAAAGAAACTGAGGTTGATTTTGACTTAGATAGAGAACTAACAGAAGAAGAACAAGTATTGAATGAAATATACTGTAAAAATGATGTGCTAGCTACTGAAAAACGTTTTGAACAAAATATAGGCATGTTAGTAGCTAAGGCTGCAATTGCATTGTACTTTGGTTTAGATAAAATGGCACTGTCAATGACTAACGCCAACTTGACTGCTGAACTATTAGGGGCTGAAAAGACACCTGATAGAGGTGACGAGTTGGATAAGTATGAACTACCAGAAGGATTTAAAATTGAGTCTGAGACCATACGTGAGGCGTTTATGACAGATGAATTTGAAGCTAATGATAAAGGACACGCTAGTATTTCATTAGATGTACCACGTAGAGACGTAACAGAGGTTTTAGGGGTAGGTGGGATACATGGTGCTAAGGAGTCATTTATTCATGTAGGTAACTTCCACGCACGTGACGTTGGTTCATTGTATCCAAACACAATGGTATTGTTTGACTACTTATCAAGAAACATTCCAGAAGAAAAACGACATATCTATCAAATGTTATTAGACGAACGTATGGAAGCCAAGTATTCTAATAAAGAATTTACTGAAATTAAAGGCGTTCAGATTCCAACCAAGTTGCTAATTAATGGGTATAAACTACCTCTAAACACGAAATATGGTGCAATGGGTGCTGAGTTTAATAAACTTTATGACCCACGCATGCGGTTGTTAGTATGTATCACTGGTCAGATGGCCATGTGGGATTTATTAGAAAAGATTGAAAACCATGCTACTATTATTCAATCAAACACAGACGCACATTATTATATTCCATTTAGTGAAGAAGATGAAAAAGCCATTGATGACATTGCAAATGATTGGATGAAACGGACAGGGTACACTTTAGATGATGATCCATTTAAAGCAATTTTCCAGAAGGACGTCAATAATTACTTGGCGGTCACAACTGATGGAAAAGTTAAATTTAAAGGCGCTATTGGGTTAACAAATGGATTGAAGGTATCTAAAGCAATCGTGTCAAATGCCTTTATTAACTACGTAGTATCAGGAAAAGACTATAAAGAGTTTATCAATGAATGTGACGAACTACGTCAGTTCCAAATGATTACTAAAACTGGCTGGACATTTGATGATACGATTGTACGTGATAGTGAAGGTAATGAAATGAAAGCCCAAAAAGTAAACCGTACCTTTGCAATAAAAGATCCTAGCAAAGCGGTTGAAATATTCAAGGTGAAACGAGGAGCAGTTATTGAAGATGAAGATACTATAATTTTTGGTGATGATTCTTACACTAAAGGCTTACCTAATGCACCTGAATATTATGCCATTGATAATGCGGCAATTGGTGAAGGATGGATAACTCTTGATGATATTGATAAAGAGTACTATATAAACCAGGTGGAAGATTTACTTGTAATGTGGTTTGGCGAAAATTGGAAAGAGCGTATTGAACAGGCACATAGCAAAATAGATGATTTTCCAGAAGTTAAAAATTATATTGATTAAACACTTGACACCTCTTAATTGAGGTGTTATACTTAATTCATAAAGTAATAGGAGGAAATTAAAATGATCAAAATTTACACTAAAAACAATTGTGTTCAGTGCAAACAAAGTAAGTTATGGCTACAAAATCATGGGTTAAATTATAAGGAAATAAATGTAGAGGAGGAATTAGATGCCTATAATTATTTAATGGCTAACAACCTTAGAACATTACCAGTAGTTTTTAATAATGATGAGTTGATTGCGATGGGTTTCCAACCTCAAAACTTGAAAAATTTAAATAATGAAAGGATTTGATTATGATCATTACATTGGCAGGAGTGATTGGTGTAGGTAAATCATCAATGACAAGATTATTAAGTGAGTTATTAGAAACTAAAGCAGTATATGAACCAGTAGAGGATAACCCTCTACTGGAGAAGTTCTACGCAGACAAGAAAAAGTATGGTTTTCTATTTCAAATTGACATGTTGTCCAAGCGCTTTGAACTTATCCAAGAAGCGATGAGTGTTAAAAATGGGATTCTTGATCGTTCAATTTATGAGGATTCTATCTTTTTAAAGCAGTTATATGATGAAGGTTCTGTGAACAAACTAGAGTTAGATGTCTACACAAAACTATTAAATCGTATGCTGAAAGAGTTAGAACCATTACCAAAGAAATCACCTGATTTGATGATTGTGTTAAATTGTAGTTTTGATGAAGAAATAAGACGCATCAATAAACGCGCAAGAGATTTTGAGAAAGTTGAAGAAGGTAGTGAATTATATGAATATTTTAGAAACCATCATGCTAACTATCAAGAATGGATGAATAAAGATTTAGGCTTCCCTAAATTAATTATAGATGTAACTTCTCTTGATTATGTTAATAACCAAGAACATCGTAGAGAAGTACTAATGACAATACTTGATGAATTATTTCATGTAGGATCAATTAGTGGTGAGGAACACACCTATTTTTCTAAAAAAGTATACCAAGCATAGAAAATATTAATTAAAAGGAGAACTATATAAACATGGAAAACATTACTCAACTATTCACATATAAATATTATAAAAAACAATTTACAGGATGGCATAAACAAAGCTATATTCTACTGGGAATTGGTTTGCTATTCTTATTCCTTATTGGATTTAAAGACAGCTTAAACATGTTGTCATTCACCAGTACAATTGCTGGCATGCTAGGATTTACATGTACATTAGCTATTACAGAAGGTAAACCAATCAATGGTATTCTAGGCTTTGCATCTGCGTTATTGCTGTGCTATGTGGCAATGGTTACTGGTAACTATAGTGATATCTTAATGCAACTAGCTTATATTTTGTTGTTGGATATTCCAATTATCTTAGGTA